ATAATCTCTTTCAACAATCTGATGCTCAATACAGCGTTACTCAAGATTTAGTTGTAGAGGCAGTTACTGGGGACCCACTAAATCTTCAGAATAAAACTCTGTTTCAAGACGCTGGTTCTGGGTTTGAAGAAGCAAGAGGATCTGTAACCAAGTCTGAACAATTCGTAAAAGATGGAAAGACTTACTACAAGTTAAGTCTTGACTACGACTTTGACAAAGATATTAACGTATTTGGATCTCTTTTTGGTGAATTTCAAGTTCATCCAAAAACCAGAGTCATTACAGCAGTATCTGCTGGTGCTACTATTCTTGATGTTGATTCAACGGTAGGTTTTGGAACTAATGGAACTTTAGTTATTGATAGTTCTGCTGGAACTGCTACTGAAGTCACATACACTTCAAAAACATTAAATCAGTTCTTTGGTTGTGCAAATGTCCCTGATGTTTTATCAGAAACTGAAGCAAGAACTAATGTTACTGCATATGGATATCAAGGTCCTGGTGCGACTAATCCTATTACTGTCAGAGTTGGTGCAGTTTTATCTGATATTGAGTTTGATCCCACTACAAATGGTCTTAAAGATAAAGATTCGCTAAAAATTGATTCTCTTGGAAAAAGAGCACTTGATAGCAAGTCAAACAACTGGATATTTAATATTCCTGCAGTTTATGATATAAAATCAGTAACTCTTGTTGATAGTTCAGACTTTACTTACAGATTCCAAACATTTGATGCTTTAACATTATATGATGGTGATTCTATTGATGTATTGACTCAAACGGGTGTTAGAATCACGAGTCAAATAACTTCTATTGAAAATGAGAATACTTTTCAGGTAAGAGTTGGGCAGCAACTTATTGAAACCCAAAAACACACTATTTTTAAAAACCTGACAAAGGTAAACGCCACTAACTTTCCTCAAACAAACGACAATAACGCAAACGTTCAAAACGCATATCTTGATGGTAATGATGACCTTTATATTGCATCTCCATCACTTCCTGCATATTTCAGACAGGAGTTAAAGGTAAAGGATCGTTCCATTAGTTTTAGTGGAACGTATACCGATGCAGAAGTTATTGATATTGGGTTCCATGGACTATACACTGGGGACTCTGTTGTTTATATTCCAGGATCTGGAACAAATAAACTCAATATTGATGCTGGAACTTATTTTGTAAAGAGAGTTTCTTCAAACGAAGTATCTCTGTATAGAAGTAGAGCAAATATCTTTAACAATGTCTTTATTGCCATTACTGGAACGGTAACTGATAACAAGTTTGAGTTGTTTAGACTTTCTGGTCAAACTTTAGAATCTCAAAAGTTAATCAGAAAGTTTCCACCACCAGAAGATAGTCAGTTTATCAACAAGACTACTGCTGGTCAAATTGGTATGTTGGTAAATGGTGTTGAGATTTTAAACTATAAGTCTCCAGACTCCATTTTCTATGGACCTATCGAAAATATTATTGTAACTTCTCCTGGTTCTGGTTATGATGTTGTAAATCCTCCAATATTGGGTATTACTGATCCTGTTGGTACTGCAGCGACAGGTTTGATCGCGGTAGAGGGATCCTTTGAAGAAATACGAGTAGTTGATGGTGGATTTGACTATATTGGTACACCCGTAATCACAGTAACTGGTGGTGGGGGAAGAGGTGCTACGGCAGAAGCAGATATGCTCACTGTTAAGCACGTAAATAACTTCAATGCATTTGGAGATTCTGGTCGAGTTGACCTTAGCAATAATACGATTGGTTTCTCATCATTCCATAAGTTCAGAAATGGCGAGGCAGTAATATATTCTACTGGCGGTGCATCCAATGTTGGTGGAATCTCAACAGATTCTGAATATTTTGTATCCACACTTGAGAGTGATACTTATATAAAACTTCACTATACTGAGTCAGATGCAATCGCTGGCATTAATACGGTTAATTTGACTTCATATGGTGAAGGAACTCATTCTTTCACCGCAGTTAAGAGAAAGAGAGTTATCAACAGCATTAAAGTAACCAATGCTGGTTCTGGATATAAAAATAGAGCGATTCAAGTAAGTTCTAGCAATATTAACACATATTCTGATACCATCTTCTCAAAAAATCACGGATATTCTGATGGAGATCTTCTTGTTTATTCTTCGACTGGTATTTCCGCTGATGGATTAGATGAGGGATCAAAATATTATGTGACTAGAGTTGATGGTGATAGTTTTAGATTGTCTCCTGTTGGAGTTGGTACTACAGTAGCAAAAGATTTTTATTTTACAACCAAACAACATATTAATATTACGGGTCAGGGAACTGGTACTCACTCATTTAACTATGAACCCATTGAAGTTAAAGTAGATGGTGTTATTGGTATTACAACATTCTCTGGTCAAGATTTTGATGCAAAACTGCAACCTATTGTAAGGGGTGAAATAACTGGGGTATCTTTGTCAAATAATGGTATTGGTTATGGTAGCAGTGAAATCATTGGAGACAATAGACAACCATTATTTACTTTTAACAGAGGATCTGGTGCAATATTAGAACCAGTAGTTATTAATGGAACTATTATTGAAGTTGTTATCAAATCTGGAGGATCTGGATATAACTCACCACCTTCTCTCACTGTTTTGGGTGATGGAGAAGGTGCCGAGTTAGTTCCAGTTATTACTAATGGTGCAATCACCGACGTAGAGATTGCAAACAGTGGTTACAACTATACAAATAGTAAGACCAGTATTAGCATAACACCAGCTGGATCTGGTGCAGCACTTCAGGCATCCATTAAGAACTGGGTAATCAACTTATTTGAAAGATCCCTGCAAGTTCCAAACATTACTGATGATGATGGATTTATCGCAGAAGGATTGAACCCAGAGTATGGTTTGCAATATTGCCACATTTATGCGCCAAGAAAGTTCAGACAAAATGTCTATAGAGAGGTTACTAGACTTGATAAGCAAGTTTTCGTTCCTGACCTTATCATTGATAGCACAACTTCTTCTGAAATAGCATCTAAAAATCACTCACCAATCATTGGATGGGCGTATGATGGTAATCCAATCTACGGACCATATGGATATGATAAAGCAACTGGTGGAGTTGTCAGAGCAATGGTCTCTGGTTATGAAAGAGTAACACCTGATAATCGTCCCCCTGTAGGAAAGTTTCCAAAGGGATTCTTGATTGATGACTATACCTTCACTGGTAGTGGTGATCTTGACAAGTACAATGGCAGATTCTGCGTAACTCCAGAATATCCAAATGGTACATATGCATATTTTGCCACCATTTCTAATGGTGCAGTGGAATCTGTTGGACCATTTAGAGGATACAAACTTCCTCAGTTCCCATATTTCATTGGTGATGAGTTTAGATCATCTCCGATAGATTTTAACTTTAAAAAGAATTCAAATCAAGATGACTTTGATGTCATTTCCAACAAACTTGTAAGAAATACAACTCCATATAACACAAAGTCATCTACCCAAAGGTATCCATATTATCTTGATCCAACAACCATTCAAGAGCACAATAGTGTTATTGATGATGTCAAGGCAGGAAAGGTTGAGTCTGTTAAAGTTAAAAAAGAAGGTCTTGATTATAAAGTAGATGATATAGTTAGATTTGATAACTCTGGAACTAGTGGAAGACAAGCAGCTGCTAAAGTTTCAAGAATTAAAGGTGTAACTGTAACTGGAGTTGCAGTTTCCACAAAACAAATCACTGATATTGAGTTTAGTCAATCTGGAAGAACTGGAGTTCTTGTCGGTTATGCTACTCAACCACATGATTTTAAAAATAATGACGAAGTAACGATCAGTGGTCTTTCAACAACCAACACAGGTCTTCAAAGGTTTTTCTCCATTGAAGTTCCAAGAAATAGTCTTGTATTGAGGTCTGGCATCGGAACCACTGGTGCAACGGGCATGGTGACCTTTGTAAGCGTCTCTGGTGACCTTTCTGCTATCGCTAGTGATGACGTTTATGTGCTTGGTGATGAGAAAGTTCGGGTCCTAAACGTTGACTCCAAGAGTTCTCGTTTGAGAGTTGAAAGAAAATATGGAGGCACAACAGGTGCTGCACATACAGCAACAACATTTGTCACCGAAGATCCAAGAAGACTTTTTGTTAATGTTGGATATTCCGAAAAACTTGATCTGTTCCCAAATGTCAAGCTGTATTTTGATCCAAAAGAAACGTTTGCACAACAATCTGTAGGAGTTGCATCAACTAACATTGTTTCAGTTTCTTTTGCAAATCCAGGTTCTGGTGCAACATCTGTCTCTTTAACTGCATCACAACTTTACATTCCAAATCACGGATTGAGAACTAACAGTAAGTTACTCTATAATGCAAATGGTTCAGATGGAATCAGAGTTTCACTTGCTCTCACATCTCAGTTTGGAACTGGATTTAACGTTGGATTCAATACATTTACTCTTGCAGATAACTCCATAGTATATGCTGCAAGATTCTCTAATGATATTATTGGCATCGCTACAAATCCTATTGTTACAAATAATGCTGGAGGATTTGTTGGAATCGGATCCACAACACAAGGATTATTATTCTTTGAGGGTTATGGGTCAGGAGATAAGCATAGTTTAGTAACCGATTATTCCAATACACTTTCTGGACTGATTAATAGAAATGTTGTAACTGTTTCTACAGCATCAACTCATAACTTGGTTGCAAATGAAACTGTAAAACTTGACGTTTTCCCAGGAATAACAACAACTATCAAGTTGTCTTATAATGAAGTAGCAAGAAGAGTCGTTGGAAACAGACTTAACTTTGTTAAAACTGCGGTTGATTTGCTTGAGAATACAATAACGATTGAAAATCATGGATTTGTAACAGGACAAAAAGTAATATATCAATCTGCACTTTCATCTGCAGATAGAATTATTGATTCAGATACTACTGTTGATGTACCTACCGTTTTCCCATCTCCTCTTGAGGTAGAAAAACCATTTACTCTTAGGGCAACATTAAATGGTGTTATTATTGTTGACGCTGATGCTATTCCTAGCAACAGCATCTTCTACGTTGTTGTTGAAGACTACAATACGATTAAACTTGCATCTACTTATTACAATGCAGTAAAGAGCAATCCAGAAATTGTTGATATGATCTCCAATACTTTTGGTGATCTTGCTCCTATCAATCCTCCTGTCGCACTTATTAGAAATCAAACTGTAGAGTTTGATCTTTCAGATTCTTCATTGTCTTACAGAAGAGGATCTATTGATTATCCTGCATTTGAGTTTAACCTTTTCACAGATTCAAACTTTAAAAATAAGTTCTTCTCAAGTACTGCTACATCAAACTTTGAAGTAACGTCTACAGGAAAAATTGGAACATCTGGTGCTAAAGTTTCTGTATTAGTATCAGATAATCTGCCTAAGAATCTTTATTATAAGTTGGATCCTGTTGATGTAATAAACACTCCAGAATCTAAACAGCAAATATTAGTTGATGATGAGAATGTACCCAATAACAATGCCATCATTATTACAACTAGTATATTCAGTGGTAATCATAGAGTCACTGGAGTCGGTACAACTTCTATTCAGTATAATGTTCTACTAAGACCTGAAAAAGAAAGTTATAATAGATCTGAAGCAGTCATGACATATGATACTGCTTCAAGAAGAGCTATTGGACCTATCAGTGAGGTTTCTGTAAGAAGTGGAGGCAGGGGATATGAAGTTCTTCCTGCAATCACAAGTATTGGATCTACATGGGGAAGAAATGCAATATTAGAACCAACATCAGATTCTATTGGTAGAGTCAAATCTTATTGCATTAATGACATTGGATTTGATTATCCATCTGATCCAACTTTAAGACCAACTCTAAACATTCCTCAGGTTCTAAAACTGGAACCTCTAACCACTATTGAGAGAATTGGAATAACCTCAGTTGGAGTTGGATACGGAATCGCTCCAGACTTAGTTTTCATTGATGGTAATACTGGAAAAGTTGTAGACGTTGATCTATCTTATAATATTGGAGATCGTTTCGTAACTATTCGCAAGAATAGCACCGAAATATACAATACAACTCCAGCGATTATTCCCATCAATAATACAAATGGTGTTGGTATTAGTTCTATATTCTATGATAGTGGATTAAAAACTGTTGAGATAATCTTAGATACAGTTGGTTATAGCACCTCCAGTGCATTCCCATTTGATGTTGGGGACAAAGTTTTTATTGAAAATGTAAGTGTTGGTGTTGGTAGTACTGGAAAAGGATTCAACTCTGTAAACTATGAGTATAAGTTGTTCACTGTTACATCAACCGATCCAAACATAGGTGGAGCAGAACCAAGAGTTAAGTATAGTCTTGATGGCGACTTAACTGATGGAAAAGTACCTGGATTGTTTGATGCTGCCAACTCTGCTGGTAGAATCATTCCAGAAAAATATTTCCCCATCTTTAATGTAACTCTTAGAAAAAACACCTTTATTGAAGGTGAAACGATAAAGAGTGGATCAAAAGAAGGTATTGTTGAAAGTTGGAACTTTAGAGGAGATGACCTGAACGTAAGAGTTACCTCTGATGATTTCTTTGAAGTTAATGATACTGTAAGAGGAACTACAAGTGGTTCTGTTGCAGCGATATCATCTAATAAGATGTATAAGGCGAACTATACAACAAAAGCAACAAGTATCGTCGAAAATGGATTCAATCAAGATACTGGAGTCCTGAACCTTGATTTACAAAGACTTCACGATAATGATTATTATCAGTATTTCTCATACTCTGTAAAATCAGAAGTAGATCTTGAAGATTGGGACAATGCTGTAAGTGCTCTCGATCACACTGCTGGATTTAAGAAGTTTAGTGATCTTCAACTGGTATCTGCAGGTGCAACTGATAGAGATGGAAACTCTGGTATTAGAACAGACCAAAATGATGGTGACTTCTTAGGAATTGCCAACATTGATCAAGAGATTGATCTTAACTGTGTCAATGATTTTGATTTGGCGACAGAGAATAACATCTTTATTGATGGTCAAGTTCGTTCCGATGAAATAATTCTAAACTCTAGAGAGATTCAAGATTACTTTGAATCTGTTGGAAACAGAGTTCTGATGATTGACGACATCAGTGATCAGTTCAATGACAGACCAAGACCTACAAGATACTCAGTTATTGATGAGTTCCCCATTGTTGGCGACAACGTAATCAGAGCAAGGAAGTATCTCCTCTTCATTCGCGACAGAAGATTTACTGAAACTAGAGAAAACATCTTTGTTTCTATTCTTCACGACAATACTTTTGGATATCTTAACCAGTATGGTCGAGTTGAAACTGTCGAAGATATGGGTTACTTCGACTTTGATATTGTCAATGGAAATGGAAGACTTTTGTTCTACCCTGAAAAGTTCAGAGTAAACAACTTTGATATTACATTTACCGCATATGGTGTTAAAGATGGAATTCTTGGTGTCGGCGCAACAGCACTTGGTGATGTAGCTGAAATCAGAACAACTCAGGTTGGTGTTGAAACTGGAAAAGTAACTCCTATTGTTTCTATTGCAAACACTTATAGGGCGTCTAAACTCCTGATTGAGATTACTACTGATGATCAACGTTATGAATTTGATGAGTTCACTCTCATCCACGATGGAAATAACAACTGCGGTGAGATTGAAGCAGTAGAATATGCTCAGTTAACCACTCACTCTCGCGATGATGCAAGTAGTGTTGGTCTTGGAACTTACAGTCTTGTATGTGGTGCAGGAAACACTCAATCTTATGATGTTGGTTTAAGCACAGCATTGTTTGCTACTCTGACTGGTTTCTCCACTGCTGTTAGCGGAACTGGTATTGGAACTGATGGCGGATTCTCAATCGGACAGCACCTCAAAATCACAGGAACAACTGGCATAGGAACTTCGGCAAGAGTTGCTATATCAACCGCCTTGGATCTTCAAACAGTAGACACATTTGTGTTAACTGGTGTTGCTGGTAATGATAACAATGGTGGTTCACGACCAATGACCGCTATTGGTAGAAATGAATCTTTGAAACTTCAATATAGCACTAATGGAGGAACAACTTTTGTCGGTCTTGGTACGATTATTGGATCAACAGATGTTTCTGCTCCTCTCAGGACATATGAGATTTCACTTCCAACTGAAGCAAGAACATCTTCAACCATTATTAGACTTGAGCAACCAACTTCAAATGGTGGCACTGATGATGAGTTTGGTATTACTCATATTGGATTTACCAATACAACCATTGAACAAAATGATATTGTAGTTAACTTCCACCCATATGCTGGAGTTGCTTGCACGGTTGATGTTTTAAGAGTATCCATTGCTGACACCACAGCAACTGGTATTGGTACAACCACTCTTAATACTGCTATTATTGATTCTCACTATACATCCATTGCATCTACTGACTCTCCTGTAGCAAATGTCGTTGCAACCTATGATGCTACTGTCTACAACGGTGGTTACTACATTGTAACTGTTGAAGACCTTACAAATGGATGGTCTCAGGTTTCTGAGTTGATGGTTGCAAACAACGAAGAGTTCAACAATATCACCGAGTTTGGTGAGATTATCACTATGGTAACTCTTGGTGAGTTTGGTGTACAAAGGACCGCAGACACCGTTCAGGTGACCTTTGAACCCAATCCAGACGCTGATATGGAGGTCAGAGTCTTCCAGAACGCAATGCGCCTTGTAGATCCTCTGAACGGGGTTACAACGATTGATCTGAATCAGGGTACAGTTCAAACAGGAGCAGCAGAATACTTCGGAACTGAAAATGATATTAAGCGTTCCTTTGAGTTAACTCATCAGTCACGCCCAATCTTTAGAAGAGTAATTAATCCAACTGCTGCAGGTATTGTAAGTATAACTGATAATACTATCAGAATACCCCAAAACTTCTTCGTAACTGGTGAGGAGGTAGAGTACACTGCAGCTGATAGGTTCATTCAACCAGATCCTATCGGAATTGCCACAACCACTATTGCTGGCGTATCTACGGATAAGTTGCCATCTACTCTTTATATTGTAAAGGTTGATGAGTTAAATGTTCAGGTTGCTGCTAGTGCTTCAGAGGCATTATCAGTTCCTCCATCAGTATTAGACATCACTTCTGTTGGTGTTGGAACGATTCATAGATTTGATGCTAAGAAGCAAAAAACGAAAGGTCTGATTGCTCTTGACAATATGATTCAGTCTCCTATTGCAGACACTAGTGTCTCAGTGGGTCTTGTCACAACAGTTCGACCAACTACCGACAGAATCACTCTTTCTGGAATCACTTCAATCTTTGCTGGCGATCTACTACAGATAAATGATGAGATTATGAGAGTTGCCACGGTTGGCGTGGGAACAACAAATGTACTGATTGTTAACAGACCTTGGATGGGTACTGGACTTGGTACTCACCAGAGTGGTGACACCGTTACGAAGATTATTGGTAACTATAACATTCAGGATAACCAACTTCACTTTGCTGCAGCACCTTACGGAGCATATCCTCTCAGCACGACTAGTGGATCCGTAGATGAAAGAGATTGGACAGGAGTTACTACACATACCACCTTTAGTGGAAGAATCTTCACTAGAACTTCTCAAGAAGGATCTGATCTTGAACCATATACTTACAACACAATTTTTGATGATATCTCAGAAGAGTTCAATGGTATCACAACATCATTTGTTCTCACCTCTGGTAAAAACAACGTAACAAACGTTGCTGAAGATAATGGCATTGTTCTCATTAGAGACATCTATCAAGGTCCAAGAAGAGCAGATGATATTGTTGTTATTGGTGGAGATTATGAACTAACTGAAGGATCTGGTATTACCACTGCAATATTCCAAGAACAAGATCTTGGAGTTAAGTATGATAATAACACAAACAAGATACCCCGTGGTGGTCTGATTGTTTCTGTTGGTTCAACACAAAGTCGTGGTTATCAACCTCTGATTGGTGCAGGAGCAACTGCTACTGTATCTGGTGGGGCAATCACTACTATTTCTATTGGAAACACTGGTTCTGGTTACAGAGAATGGTATGGAACTGAAACTTTAGTTCGTGCATATAATCCAGTTACTGGAACTTCTTCAACTGTTGGTGTAGCAACAGTATTTGATGGACATATTACTGGAGTAAGATTAGATTCTCCAGGAACTGGATATTCATCAGCAGATCTCCCAACTATTTCAATTGATCCCCCAGCAGGATATGCAAGTATCCCAATGGTATACTCCAATGATTATCCAAATAATAGTGGAGTTGGAACTGGTTTAGTTGTTGATATAACGGTCGGACAAGGTTCAACTGTCATTGATTTTGATATTGTAAACTATGGATTTGGATATAGGCAGGGAGACATTCTCACTATTCCTAGAACTGGTATTGGAAGTATACCTCTGGACAGTGGCATTGGACATATTGAGTTTACTCTTACTGTACAAAAAACTTATAAGGATGAGTTTAGTGGGTGGGCTCTTGGAAACTTCCAAAGGTTTGATGATATTTCGGACCTCTTTAACGGGTTTAGAACAGAGTTCCCAATCAAGATTAATGGAGTAAGAACTTCTATCCGTGCAAGAACTGGTTCTCAACTAGACGTTCAGGCATCACTGCTTGTTTTCATTAATGATATTTTACAAGTTCCTGGTGAAGGTTACATCTTTAATGGTGGTTCTACTATCACCTTTACAGAAGCTCCTATGGGATATGACGCAAGTGCTCCATATAATGGAGATACTGTCAAGATTATATTCTACAGAGGCACAAAAGATGTTGACGTTGTTTTCGTAGACATCCTTGAGACTATTAAAGTAGGTGATACTGTTGAACTTTATGATGACTATCCCGTCTATGATGAGGATCCAAGACTTGTTGTTGATATCACTGCAACAGATACATTAGAAACCAATGTATATCCTGGTCCTGGAATATCAACAGATCTCTCATATAAGAGAGCACTGCAATGGTGCAGACAAACTGAAGATTTGATTATTAATGATCAACCTGTTGCTAAAGATAGAGAAATCTACAAGGCACTTGTAAACCCAGCAGCTGCTATTCTTCAGGATGTTGGTGTTGGTGATACAACAATCTATGTTGAGAACGTTAAGACTTTCTTTGATAGCACCAAAGAAAATGCACAAAACCTTATTGAGAACACTATTGAGATTATTGACCAAGACGCAGTATGTGCTGCCGCTGCTACCGCTGTAGTATCTGCTGCTGGAACCATCTCTTCCATCGTTCTTACAGATCCAGTAACTGGACTTGGAACCACTGGTGCTGGTGGTGCTGGATATCTTGCTGCACCAGATGTATCAATATCCCTTCCAACAGGAATCGGTACAACTGGAAGAGCGGAAGCAACTGCTAATATCAGTAATGGTATTGTAACTAGCTTTACGATTACAAATCCAGGTTATGGGTATACATTTACCAATGTTCCTTTAGTAATGATATCCGAACCAGAATCTCACAAAGAGACTGTTCTTGGTAAAGGGTATAGTGGTGATTTTGGTGTTATTGTTGGTATTGCAACTACAACAATCGTTGGAACTGCAACTACTGGCGTCAAAGGTTTGGTTCTCAATCTTGACATTGAAGATGACTCATTCTTGCGTGATCCAGATTACGTTGGAACTGCAATCAGTGAGACTAGAATAGAGGTTGGAGACTACTTCGCTATCAGTAACTCCAACTTGGGACTTGGATTGACTGCACTTAGATATGGCGATGGTTCTGTTATCAGTTATGGATCTACATTCTTTGATGGAATCTATCAGGTTGCTAATGTTGCGTATGGATCTTCTTTAGCAGGAACTCTTATTGAAGAAACTCGTTATGTAACCATTGATCCAGAAATATTTGATAGTCCTGTTGTGGTTGGTCCAAATGACCCAGATGGAACTCTAATAACAGCACCACTATATACCTTTAGCATAACAGAAACCATTGACAGTCCAGTAGAAATTGACACTTCTTCCACTGCAAGAGTCTTGAATGGAGTAACAATCACTATTGATGATATTGCTAGAACATCTCTGATTCTCACAGAGACTGGAAGAGCAATTATTGGTGATAGAGTTCCTTCAAGAATCACAGTTCGTGTTGAAGACTTTAATGGAGTTGAAACTCAATATCATCCAGGAAGTTACAAGGGTAGATTCTACGGTGATTATAGTTGGGGTAAGATTGACATTCCTACAAGGACTTCTACAAGAGACTTTGTTGGATATGCAACCGAAGGTTATGTCGGACTTTCCTCTTCACCATTCGTAAGAAGAAAGAATCCACTTAAGACTATCAACTATCTTTGATAAATAAGTAAAAAACTCATAAGAAATGGCTGCCATTATAACTGATCAACTCAGGATTTTGAACGCCAAGAACTTTGTGTCCTTGGCGTCTTCTGACAAAAACTCATATTATGCTTTTGTTGGTCTTCCCAATCCAACAGAATATTATTCTGATTGGGATACTACTCCTCCAGCACCTAAGGATTCTTTTGATCAGGAGAATTCTTATTGGGACACAATGATTGCATTGAAAAAGATCATTCCTGGTGATGTCAGGCAAGTAGTCAGAAAGATTGAGTGGACATCTGGTACAACTTATGATATGTACCGTCACGATGTTACTAGAGATCGTCCATCAAAACCATCTCAATCTCTAAGCATTTATTCTGCGAACTACTATGTTGTAAACAGCGATTTTAGAGTTTATATCTGTTTGCAAAATGGCACCAATCCTGAGAATCCTAATGGTAGACCATCTCTGGATGAACCAACATTTACTGATTTAGAACCCAGAGCAGCAGGTTCTAGTGGCGATGGATATATTTGGAAGTATCTCTATACCATCAAACCAAGTGATATCGCTAAGTTTGATACGATTAATTTTATGCCTGTTCCAAAGAACTGGGATACTGAAACCTCTACTGATGCGTGTGGAAATAACGTAGCGTCTGTAAGAGAAAACGCTGCTTCAAGTGGACAGATTAAAATATGCACAATCACAAATCGTGGAGTTGGTATCGGAACTGCTAACACAACATATACAAAAGTCCCCATCAAGGGGGATGGTAGTGGAGCAGAATGCACCATCGTTGTCAACAATGATTCTAAAGTAGAGTCTGTTACAGTATCCAATGGCGGTTCTGGATATTCCTTTGGAACTGTAGACACTGTTGCTGGAGGTCTTCCTACAGGAACAACTGCACCCGTTTTTGATGTAATCATTCCCCCACAAGGGGGTCACGGTGCAGATATCTATAGAGAACTTGGGGCATTTAGAGTTCTGGTTTATTCAAGAATTGAAAACGATAACCAAGATCCTGACTTCATTACTGGTAATCAAATCTCTAGAATAGGACTGGTTGAAAATCCAAATGCATATGGAACTTCAACGGTTTTAACAAAGTCAAAGGCAAGTGCTGTTGGTGCGGTACGTCTTGGCATTGGATATAGCACTGCAACTTATCCAGCAGATTCGGTCATTTATCAGACTATTGGAACTGGATCAACTGCTGTTGCAAGAGTTGTTTCTTATGATAAGACTACAGGTGTCTTAAAGTATTGGCAAGATAGAACTCTGATTGGTTTTAGCACAAACACAACAGATCTTCTTGAGTATGATAAGAACACCACTCCTAAATATGGATTTGAACAAAAAGCATTTACTGCTACACCATCAAGCGGTGGAAATGTTCAGATTGTGAGAGAGGGTTCTACCTCAGGAGTTGGTATTGACACTGCGTTTACTGGTTCTACACTGTCACTAAATAATAAAACATACAACTTGGGTCAAGAGTTTACAAGTGGTCTGGCGAATCCAGAGGTTCAAAAGCACACTGGAAACATTCTTTATGTAGACCATAGACCTGCGATTACGAGATCTCAAAATCAAAGAGAAGACATAAAAATAGTATTGCAATTCTAACGAATTATGCCACAGGAACTCAACCTCAACGTATCGCCATACTTTGACGATTTCGATAAAGACAAAGATTATTACAAGGTTTTATTTAAGCCTGGGTATCCTGTTCAGGCGAGGGAGCTGACTGGATTACAGTCGATTTTACAAAATCAGATAGAACAGTTTGGAAATCATATTTTCAAAGAAGGTTCTGTTGTAATCCCTGGACAAGTAAGTTATATTGATAACTATTATGCTGTAGAGATTCAATCTGAATATCTGGGCATTAATATTTTAGCATATTTGAATAAACTGGTAGGTAAAACTATCAGAGGTGAAAACACAGGTGTTCGTGCTTCTATTGTTGCAGTATTACCATCTGCAGATTCTGATAGAGGAAATAATACTCTTTATGTCAACTTTTTAGATTCTGACTATCTTACTGGAACGTATCAATCTTTTGCAAATGATGAGGTTCTTCTTCTTGAAGAAGGTCTGTTTGGAGAAAATGAGATTTCTGCTGGCAAATCGGTTATTGTACAACCAGGTTCTGGATGTGCTGTAACTATTCCTCTGAACGCAAATTCTGTCGGATCGGCAGTATATCTGAGTGAAGGTGTATACTTCTTAAGGGGTTATTTTGTAACTGTTCCTGAACAAACTCTCATTCTTGACCAATACGGTAATACCTCTAGTTATAGAGTCGGTCTTCAAGTTACAGAGGAGATCATAGACTCTGACGAAGATGAAACTCTGGTTGATAATGCCAAAGGATTTAATAACTTTGCCGCTCCTGGTGCAGATCGTTTAAAAATAACGGCAGAACTAGTTAAGGTTGAACTAGGAACGAATGATGTTGATAACTTTGTAGAACTCTTAGAAGTAAGAAATGGTATTTTAAGATCAGTTGTTGAGAATCCTGACTATAATCTGATCAAAGATGAACTTGCAAGAAGAACATATAATGAGTCTGGAGATTATTATATCAATCAACCAACTGTCATTCCAAAAGAATCTCTCAATGATTTAAAAGGAAATGGTGGCATTTTTAACACTGCTGAGACAACTTATAATAATAATACCCCGAGTGATGACTTGGGCATATATCAAGTAACTCCCACAAAAGCAGTTGTAAAGGGATATGATGTAGAAACAATCAGTTCTACCTTTGTAGATTTTCCAAAACCAAGAACTACTAAAACGGTTACAAATCAAAGAACAAATTACGTAACTGGTCCAACATACGTTCTCAATAGAGTTCATGGTGCTCCTACTATTGGTGTCGGCACCGACTTTGTTGTTCATTTGATGGATTCTCGTAAGGGAGTATCTGGTATTGCATCTGCAGGAAAAGAAATCGGACTTGCAAGAGTATATGATTTTGTTCTTGAAAGTGGATCATATGACACTACTGTACCAGATCTGAATGAATATGACATTTCTCTGTATGATATTCAAACTTACACAGAAGTAACGCTAAATCAGGCAACAACACTGACTGTTCCAACTCACGTAAGAGGAAAATCTAGCGGAGCAACAGGTTTTCTTAGATATGATGTTTCTAGTGGCACTCTTCTTACACTTTATAATACCAAAGGCAAGTTTAAGGATGGAGAGTCCTTTATCTTTGATGGGATTGATGACACCAGAATATCAGTTGCAACAACATCATATGGCACTGAAAAAGTAAAATCAATTTTTGCAAGGGTTGGCACAGCAGGAACTTTTAATGCTGATGTTAAACCATCAACGCTTGCTAACGTTGGTTTTGTTAGTATTACTGCTGCATCTGGTGGAATAAGCACTGTTACTACAACAGACTTCAACTTTATTGGTATTGCAACTGAAGGAAGCACAGTTTCTTTTACTAATGCAGGTCTTTCAACTGCAAGTTTTGCTAGAGTTAGTACAGTTTCTAAACACTCTCTGACGATTGCTGGAGTGACTACAGTCATAGGTATTAATGAAGGTGGTCTCCCTGGAACTGCAATCCAACCAGCGGACTTCAAAGTTTTATATTCTCCATTCCAGTCTTCTACTGACAATACATTATATACTGTTCTTCCAAAGAAGAATATTTCTAAAGTTGACATCAACAGCTCTTCTTTGATTATTAGAAAAAAGTTCTCAGTGACTGTTGTAAGCAATGAAACAAATACTATCCAAGCACCTAGCGGAGAAACTTTCCTGCCATTTGACGAGGAAAGATATTTGTTTATGAGGGATGATGGTAGTGTAGAAGAGTTGACAGCAGATAAGTTTATTTTTAATCCAACAAATACTACATTAAAAATTGAAGGTTTGTCAAACGCTACTGGTGGGGCACAACTTTTTGCAACTCTCACCAAAGCGCAACCATCATCAAAAACTAAGATTAGAAAGAAAGTTAATGTCTTAAATGTTAATCTTTCATCTAGTGCTAGTAGTGGTATTGGAACAACTACATTCGATGATGGGTTAACATTTGGTACATATCCATACGGAACAAGAGTTCAAGATAAGGACATTTGTCTTTTAAAAGCAGATGTAACTAAACTTTGGGGAGTATTTGAGTCTGATAACACTGCAAATGCAGATTTGCCCAACATTGCACTTACAGTTATCAGTGGCACCAATGCCAAAACAAGTGACTTATTGATTGGTGAAGAGTTTGAAGGTCAAACTAGTGGAGCACTTGGCATTTATTGTGAAAAACTCTCAGATAGTAAGATAAGTTATATTCGTCTGAATCAGGAGAGATTCCAAGAAGGGGAAACCATCAAGTTTAAAGATACTGGAGTAACTGCAACCGCTGAGATTCTTGGCAGAGGCGATAACAACATTACTCAAAACTATGTTCTTGATAATGGTCAGAGATCTACCATTTATGACTTTGGTAGAATAACAAGAAAGGACCTTAAACTTGCTCCATCAAAGAGACTGAAAATTGTTTTTGAAACTGCTGAGTTTGAATCTTCTGATCGTGGGGATATTATAACAGTCAATAGTTACAATGCATTTGACTATAAAAACATTCCAAGAGTAAATGGAGTTCCAAACTCTGATATTTTAGATATTAGACCTAGATCAACTTCTGTAGGAGTAGTCACTACTGGAGACTTATCACCATTTGAATTTAGAGGAAGATCAATCAATGCTACTGGAAACTCTGTTCCAAACATTCTTGCTAGTGATGAGCAAATCCTTATCGATTATTCATACTACTTACCAAGAATAGACAGAATCTTCTTAACAAAAGATGGAGTATTCCAGTTAAATCAAGGAACTCCAGCAGAAACTCCACAGTTACCAGATTCCATTGATGATGGTATTGAAGTTGCAAGAGCATCCTTGCCTGCATATCTTTATGATATCAATGATGTAGACATCAATATCTTTGACTATAAAAGATACAAGATGTCCGATATCAATAAACTTGATAAGAGACTGAGCAATCTTGAACTGTTTACAGCACTTTCTCTGCTGGAAGTAGATACTGCAAATCTTCCAATCAAAGATAATGATGGACTGATTAGATTTAAATCTGGATTCTTTGTTGATGATTTCTCTTCTACAAAAGCACAGAGAAAAGAAACTCTTGTAAAGAACAGTATTGATGTTATCAATAGTGAACTGAGACCTGCACCATACACAACCGAGATAGATCTTCTTTTGGGAAGTGAGTCATCGATTGGAATCAATGGACCAGCTGATCCATTTGTAGATACAGAGTTTGTTTCTGATCTACTCGGATCGAATATTAAGAAAACTGGTCAGTTAGTAACACTGGATTATACAGAAGTTACTGAGATTGAGCAACCCTATGCTACCAGACAAGAAAAAGTTTCTCCAGTAAGAACTTCTTACTATGGTGGTACTATTGAACTGACACCTTCTTCGGATGTTTGGGTTGATCAGACTAAAGTCAATGCTAGAAGTAATGAATACCTTAGTAACTATACAGAATCTCCAGAACAACTTGGCGTTTCCGACAATGACAAGCAGGCAGGATTTAACCCTGTAGTTTGGGGATCTTGGGATACTTTCTGGTCTGGACTGGACGATGGATATTCTTCTAGCATTCTTCAGAACTATGATATTGTTAATGACTATATTCAAACTTACAATAAGACTGGAACTACATCAGTCCAAAGTGCTCGTAAGATCTTGAAGAATATCTTTGGAGATAACGCCAGTTCTCAAATCGTTCCTTATCTGAGAGAAAGAAACATTGAGTTTGTTGCAAGAAGATTAAAACCATTTACACGAGTATATGGTGTTTTTGAGGGACAAAACATTCAGAAGTATGTTGTACCAAAGTTACTCCAAATTGAAATGTCAACTGGATCTTTCCAGGTTGGAGAAACTGTAATTGGTTTATTTGGAAATAAGTTTGACACCAACATCCCATCTATTAAGTTCCGAGTTGCACAACAAAACCATAAGTTTGGTCCTTATAACTTACCAACTCAAATCTTTGGAGCAAATCCATATTCCAGAGAATCTATCATTCCAGCAGCATACTCTGCAACTTCAACTATATTAAACATTGATACTTACAGTCTTGCTGCTCAAGCACAAGGAGACTTCCATGGATGGGTGATAGCAGGTATGACTCTTAGAGGTCAAACTAGTGGAGCTGAAGCAGTTATTAGTGATGTAAAACTCCTCACTGATCAAAAAGGTGTTGTTATCGGATCTCTTTATATTCCAGATCCTAGTGTATCTTCAAACCCTGCTTTTGAAAGTGGCGTAAAGACATTTAAGTTAACAAGTAATAGTGTTATTTCTCAAACTACAGGAGTTCCACTTACAAGTGCAGAAGAGAAGTTCTACTCTGTTGGTGTCTTTAATAATACTCAAGAGAATTTAACTGCTACCCGTCCCGTAAGATTAGAAACTCAAAATCTTGTAGATTTCTCAGTTGGCAAGAGTGGCAGTTCTTCTGTTGTGTCAACCACTATTCTTGGTCAAAATGGACCCTCACAATCCCCACTTAGTGGAGGAACAACTCCATCTGCTGGTATTCAGGGAACTCAAGGGTTAACTGGGGCACAAACAACACAGTTTGTTGCTGGTATTCAAGGAACTGCTAACTCTGTTGGTTCTATAGTTCCAACATCATCACCAGTAGCACCTGGAACTGTTGCTCCTGGATCTAGTGACGTGACTACTGAGTTCTTTACGGTATCAACATCACCAACAGCAACCTCAACTAACTTAACTCCTGTCACAGAAGAAACTGTTGAAGTTACCACTACCTTTGTTGCAACTCCAGATGTATCTCAAACACTTGGATCTGGCACAAACAGTGGTTCCAGTGGTTACTAAATAAGTTAGATAGACCGACACTACCAAGTGATATCTAAGAAATGAAAATCATAGATCCGTTAGCCCAGTCTTTTTACGTTGAGTCAGATAGTGGCATTTTTGTAACTTCAATTGATATCTTTTTCTCTGGAAAAGATAATAACTTGCCAGTAACGATTCAACTGAGACCAATGGTTTCAGGACTTCCTTCCGCAGAGATTTATCCCTTTAGTGAGGTAACACTGGAACCTGGACAGATAAACACGTCTGAAGATGCTAGCGTTGCTACTAAGGTAACATTCCCATCACCAGTATATTTGCAAGGAAAGAAGTTTCATTCAATCTGTGTCTTATCAAACTCCAATAACTATAGAGTTTGGACATCTAGACTTGGTGAGGTAGATGTTACTTTGATTGGTGGAGAGGAGTCAAGAGAAGTTTTTGTGACTCAAAGTCCTCTCTCAGGAAGTCTTTATAAAGCACAGAATGGATCTGAGTGGATATCAAGTGCTTATGAAGACTTAAAGTTTACTTTGAGAAGAGCAAACTTTTCCAATAACGGAAATATTAACTTCTATAATCCAAATCTCAGTGAGGGTAATGAAGAGATTGCGACTTTGGTAAAAGATCCTCTTAATGTTACATCTAAAAGCATCAGAGTCGGTCTAGGAACGACAGTCTCAGAAACTTTAGTATCTGGAATGATCACTGGACTGACTATCAGTCAGTCTAATACAAATGCAACTGGAACTTTAGTAGGTTTTGCTGGATCTGCTACTGGTGATCTTACTATCACTAATGCAGGTGCTGGATATTCTACAATCAGTGGATCCACAGTTCACAGTTCAGTGGATCTCGTTACTATAACTGGTAATGGCGAAAGTGCTACAGCAGACATTACGGTAACAAATGGAGTTGCAGTAGCTGCGACCATTGTGGCAGGGGGAAGTGGATACGTCGTTGGTGATGTATTGACTGTGAGTTCATTGACAAACTCCACAATCGGTAAAAATATGCAACTGACTGTTGCAGACACATTTGGAAATAATACATTAGTCCTTGATCGGGTCAAGGGAGATTTCTCTATTGGGGCAGGTAATACCATTCAGTTTACTAATGGAAATGGCGTTTTAACGGTAGCAACTGGTGTTGGAGCGACTTCTGTAACTTCTGTGACCGATGGACTACACATCAAAGTCAACCATAAGAATCATGGTTTATGTGCCACACATGGATCGGTTGTCATTTCAAATGTTTCTCCAGATATTGCTCCAGCAAGACTAACAGACACCTATGCAAATACCGCAACTACAGCGGTTTCTGTAGACAATGGTGGATTATTTGGAGTTTTTGAAGGAGTTGGAGTAGGATCAACAAATCCTGGATATGCAATTATCGGAGATGAAATCATCTCTTATGAAAATGTAGTCAATAATCAACTTACAGGTATCACTAGAAATATTGATGATACTCTTTCATACACTTACACTTCAGGAACAGAGATTCGTAAATATGAACTTGCAGGTGTTTCTTTAAGACGAATCAATAAAGAGCACGATCTAACTCAAGTCACAGTTTCTAATCCGTTAGATCTTGATTATTATAACGTAAAACTTGATATGTCTACTAATGGCATTGATAGAAGTGTAGGGACTAGTTTCCCCAAACTTTATTTGAATGCTACTAAGTCCACTGGTGGAGAAACTGTAAAGGCAACTCAAAATATTATTTTTGATGTAATCAAACCAGTGATTCAGACAATGACTGTCAGAGGAACTAATATCGATTCTTCTATTAGAACAGTTACTGCACATACAGTTGCTGGCGGAGAAACTCCATATGTTGATCAAGGATTTGAAAATATCAGTTTGAAGAAATCAAACTATCTGACCTCTCCAAGAATGATTGCATCAAAAGTCAATGAGACTAATGATCTAACATCACTACCTGGTAATAAGTCATTTACCCTGAATATGAATTTGTCAACTTCGGATAACAGAGTTTCTCCTGTTGTTGACTTAGATAGAGTTTCTGTTATTTTGACTTCTAACAGAATCAATAATCCAATATCAAACTACGCTACTGATATCAGAACATCTACATTAGCAGAAGATCCATCTGCTTTTGTATATGCAACTAAACCAATAGCACTGGAAGTTCCAGCAAATGCTATTAAGGTGTTGTTCTCTGCATATATTAATCAAACTAGTGACGTTCGTGTCTTCTATGCGCTTCAAGAAGAACCATCGGACGAACCATTCTACTTCCCATTCCCAGGTTATGCAAACATTGCAACTGATGGAACAGTAGATGTTGGAAATAGTGATGGTTCATCTGATGTAAACGTACCAAAAACAGACGTTCTTGGATTTTCTCAAGACGAGTTGATTTATAGAGATTATGAATACACGGTAGATGACTTGGAGTCATTCAGATACTTTAGTATTAAGATTGTTGGATCATCTACAAATCAATCATATCCACCAAGACTCAGAGATTTAAGAATCATTGCTCTTGCTTGATTATGAACTACTCTAAAGTAGAAGGGTTCAATAATCTCATGAGGGATGAGGTTTCTCAGGCGGTGATAAACACAAATGTCACTGAATATCACAAATACTTGTCTGAGAAACAGAAAAAGAAAATGGAAAATGAGAGGATGGAATCCATTGAGAATGAAATATCAGATCTGAAGTCTGATGTCAGTGAAATAAAGGATCTACTGAAGCATATTGTCAAATCATTATAGATAATATAGGGGGATTGCAACAATGGCACAACCATCCACAAGACAAGGACTGATTGACTACGCGAAGAGGCAACTGGGTTATCCAGTGCTGGAGATCAACGTTGCTGATGAGCAACTCTCCGATGCAGTGGATGATGCGTTACAATATTTTCACGAAAGACATTTTGATGGGGTATATCCAACCTTCTTAAAATACCAGATAACTCAAGATGATATTGACAGAGGAAGAGCACCAAATACTAGCACTTCTGGTTTAGTTGGTCTCACCACAGAGCATACAGTTGGAGTTACAACTCAGTTTGCTTGGAAAGAAAATGCAAACTACTTGTATATTCCAGAGTCTGTAATAGGAATCAACAGAGTATTTAAATTTGATGGTAGTAACAGTATTACCAACAATATGTTCAGTGTAAAGTATCAGCTGTTCTTGAATGATATCTACTATTGGGGATCAACTGAACTTCTAACATATACAATGACCAAGCGTTATCTGGAAGATCTTGATTTCGCTATCAGCACAATGAAGCAGTTTAGATTCAATAAGAGACAAGATAAACTGTTTATTGATATAGATTGGGGATCTCTGAGTGTGGATGATTACATTGTCATTGAGTGTTACAGAGTTTTAGATCCCACTCAAAATACTCAAGTATATAACGATTCATTCCTTAAAAAATATGTAACTGCTCTGATTAAGAAGCAGTGGGGAATGAATATGATGAAGTTTACTGGGGTAAAACTACCTGGTGGAGTGGAGTTAAATGGTAGACAAATGTATGATGATGCAATGAAAGATCTTGATGACATTCAGCAAATGATGTCAAGCACTTATGAACTTCCACCACTGGACATGATCGGTTGATCTTATGGCACTTAATCCGTTTTTCCTACAAGGTTCACAGACTGAGCAAGGACTTGTTCAGGATCTCATCAACGAACAGTTGAGGATGTATGGTGTTGAGTGCTATTATATGCCAAGGTCTTTTGATACTATAAAAACCATTATGGAAGAAGTTACTTCTTCCAGTTTTAATAATGCTATTCCTTTAGAAGCGTATGTTGAAAACTATGAGGGATATGAGGGACAAGGAAGTATAATGAGTAAGTTTGGCATCCAACCTATGGATGACCTGACTTTAACTATTTCAAAAGAAAGATTTGAGCAGAAAGTTCAACCAGTTATTAAGAATGACCCCGTTGGTATATTATCAACTCGCCCTAAAGAGGGAGACTTAGTATATTTCCCTCTTGGGGACAGACTATTTGAGATTAAGTTTGTTGAGCACGAGCAACCATTTTACCAGTTACAGAAAACGTATACTTATCAACTTAAGTGTGAACTCTTCCGCTACGAAGATGAGATAATTGATACTGGTGTCACTTTTGTGGATGACAATGTTGAAGAAGAAGGTTACATTCAAGAACTCAAACTTGTTGGAGTTGGAACTACTGCAACTGCTGTAACAACTCTTGTTAATGGAGCGATTCAGCAAGTCTTCATTAATCAGGATGGCAATGGTTACACATTACCACCTCGTGTCGTAATAGGTAATCCTATATCTGCTGGAACAACAGCGTCTGCAGTTGCTATTGCCGCTACCAATGGTGGTCTTGACGCAGTTCAGTTTATTAATCCTGGTGCGGGATATACAAGTAATCCTGTCATATTCTTCTTCCCAACATCTACAGGTGGCGGTACAGGTGCTGCTGCAACAGTTGGTATCACCTCTAGTGGTGTTGGTATTGTCACGGTTACTGAAAAAGGTGCATTCTATACATCTGCTCCTACTATTACATTCAGTGATCCTCCTGCGGGTGTTGGAAATACAGCAGCAACAGCGGTTGCTGTTATGGGAGGAACTCAAGTTCAGAGTATTCGTATTACAAACGCTGGTCGTGGATATACATCCGCACCAACTATTACGATTTCTGCACCTGCTACCTCTGGCCTTGGCACATACATCTTCAACGAAGAACTTATTGGAACAGCATCAAGTACAGTTGGAAGAGTCAAATCTTGGAATCCAGAAACAAGAACTGCAACTGTTGGAATCGTCACAGGATTTTTCCAAGTTGGAGAAACTATTCAAGGTCTTGAGTCTGGTGCTACTTACAGATTGGAAGAGCAACAGATTGATAACGTCATCGATGAGTATAACCAAAACCTTGACATTGAGACCGAAGCTGATGGAATTCTCGATTTCACAGAGAGAAATCCATTCGGAGATGTTTGATTTTGTTAAATAGTTAGTAAATAGGGACACTATACGATGTTTGAATATTTTTATCACCAAATCTTAAGGAAGACTGTAGTCTCTTTTGGAACGTTATTTAATAACATTCTGATACGACACACAGATGCAAATGGCGCAGATGTAAGTGTCATGAAAGTTCCTTTGGCATATGGACCTACCGATAAGTTTCTTGCAAGGATTCAGCAAGCAGCAGACCTGAACAAACCTGTTCAACTGTCCCTCCCAAGAATGTCATTTGAGTTCATTGGACTCACTTATGACCCAAGTAGAAAAGTAACTACAACACAACATTTTAAGGCAGCTAGAAATCTTGGTGACAAGACAACTACCAAGAAAGTCTATATGCCTGTCCCTTATAATATGAGGTTTGAGTTGGCAATCATGGCAAAGAAGAATGATGATTGTTTGCAGATCATCGAACAGATTCTGCCATATTTCCAACCAGCATATACAATGACGGTTAACTTGATCTCTGATATTGGAGAGAAAAGAGACATTCCTGTGATCTTGGATGGCATCACCATGAGAGATGATTATGATGGCGATTTCAACCAAAGAAGAGTCTTATATTACACTCTAACATTTACTGCAAAAACATATCTGTTTGGTCCTGTTGCTTCTGCATCTGGAGTTATCAAGAAGGCAACTATCGATTACATGACTGGAATCGATCAAAATCAAGCAAGGAGAGAACAGCGTTACAGTGTCACTCCCCGTGCTGTTCGCGATTACAACGTTGATCAAACCACAACGTTTATAGAGAATGTAACCAAGACAGAGACTATCATTGATGTAAGTAGTGTAAGTGGTCTCACTGAAAAATCATACATTAATGTTGATGGTGAGCAAATGCGTATCAAGAAAATTGATGGCACCAAGATTGTTGTTGAAAGGGGTATGGATGGAACGGAAGCGATTGAGCACGGTGTAGGTGCATATGTCAACGTCGTCAACACTGACGATGATGTATTGATTGAAGTTGGAGATGATTTCGGGTTCAATGAAACATTATCGTTCTTCCAAGACTTTAAAGAATATAGTCCATCTCAAGGTGAGGATATCTGATGAAGACTGATAAACTTGACGAAGTATTTAATGTAAGTCCTACAGAAATTGTGGAGACTAATGTCGAAGAACCTGCCATTATTAAAAAGTTAAAATCAGAAAAAACAGACGTTCAAAAAGATTATGAATACACCAGAGGAAACTTATATTCTCTGATTGAAAAGGGTCAAGAAGCAGTGAATGGTATTCTTGAACTGGCACAAGAAAGTGAAATGCCAAGAGCATATGAAGTTGCTGGACAACTAATCAAAAACGTTGCTGATGCGACAGACAAGTTGATAGATCTCCAGAAAAAGTTAAAAGACATCGAAGAAGAATCACCAAAAGGACCAACAAATGTAACAAATGCCCTATTTGTTGGTTCTACAGCAGAACTTCAAAAACTCTTAAAATCTAAGGACCTAAATAATCAATAAAACCATAAATCATGGCAGCGAGATCAGTCAATCTAACAGTAGAACAGGGAACTGATTTTACTACTACATTTACCATCAAAAACCCTGATGGTACAGTGTTACCATTGACTGGTTATTCTTGCGAAGCAAAACTAGGCAAACATCCATCCGCTTCTTCAACTACATCATTCACCGTTTCCATAACTGCAGCATCTGGAAAAATTACCTTAACGTTAACCAACTCAGTAACTGCAGATTTAAAACCTGGAAGATATTACTATGATGTTGTGATTGAAAGTTCTGGTGGATCAAAAACTAGAGTTATTGAAGGTATGGTTTTAGTCACTGCTGGACTTGCTTCCTAATGGCAGATTACGACATTAGTCTAGATAGTACATCATTAGATATCGTCTTAGATAAAGATAGTTCTCTTGTCGAAGGTGGTAGTTCATTTGATGCAACTTTATCCGAAACAGAAGTGGCAAACAAATTTACGGATCTTACCGACGTAAGCATTAATCAAAATAATCTTGATTCAACAAGGACAAACTATGTCGTTGTTTATGATAACTCGGTTGGTGCGTTTAGGTTAGTAGATCCAGACCAAGTATTGATTGCAGCTGCATCTTCAACAGGAAATGTTGGATACGCAGGTCTTCCTACTTCATTCATTAGTCAACTTGATCAGGATCTTGACCAGAAAATTGACCTTGATGGTGGCTCTTTTTAGTATTATACCTTACTTCATGTTA